AGGCACTGGATCAAGAGGGGGTAATTCTGGATCGACAGGTGTTGGTGGAATTATTTGGCTTGTAGTTGGAGGAAACCTGACTATTGGATCAGGTGGCTCAATTCAAGCAAACGGCGCAGGCGGTGGTTCAGTCAGTTCTCAGGGAGCAGGCGGTGGCGGTTCAGGTGGTGGCGCAGTATTCGTTTTATATAAAGGAACGCTCTCTAATAGCGGATCAATTACCGCAACCGGTGGATCAGGTGGTTCAGCGGCGGCAACTGGCGGAAATGGTGGAGCGGGTGGAACACACAATGCTCAACTAGGGGCTATCATAGAAGACCTTACTCTTGTTTCAACGTCTACAACCGCCGAGTCTACACCTACTACCGGCGATATCGTAATGACCTACACAAACGGTGTGGGTACGGCCACGGTAAACACCGATTTAAAAGCCTATGTTTCTAGGGACAACGGTACAACTTGGACTCAGGCAACCCTGTCATCTGAAGGCACTACCGGAGGACACACGATCCTGACTGCCCATAACGTAGATATTTCTTCACAACCTTCTGGTACTTCCATGCGCTACAAGGTTGAAACACTGAACCAAAGCGCATCTAAAGAAACACGAATACAGGCTGTAAGCCTAGGGTGGGCATAATGAGTT